GTTTTCTCTTTGCACTGCCCGTTCCATTGCTCATCAGAGCTGTAGGGGTAGATAATATTATTCTCGTTGCTAAACCATCCCCCGATGTCCTGCTTGACCCTTTTTTGTTGTAGTTCCCTTTCGCCGTCGGTAAAAGCCCGTATTCTATCATATCCAGTTGGTCGTTTAAATTTAGGGGCATTTTTCTGGTCAATCTTTCCTTTAAATTCTCTTTTGTTCGGTGACCCCTGTCCATGTTTGCATCTGGAGTTCGCAATAATCCACAACCGGTTTCTTCTGTGTGGTGCGTTTTTCCCGATAGCTGGAATAATAAACGTTTGTACTTCGTACCCGAGATTGTCCAGCGAAGAGCAGACTCCCTCGAATACCAATCCCCGCTCAATACTAAGTAGTCCGTAAACATTTTCAGCGATAACCCACGTCGGCTCGATTTCCGATATAACTCTAAGCATTTCAGGAAATAAGTGTCTATTGTCGCCTTGCCCCTCCCTTCGTCCGGCAATACTGAACGGTTGACACGGAAATCCACCGGAAATAATGTCAATGCGCTTTTTATATTCTTGCCCGCTAAATTCTTTAATGTCATAATATTTTTTAACATCAGGAAAATTTTTATTTAATACCTTTTGGCAAAACTTATTTATTTCAACCTGGAATATGTTTTTAATCCCACATCTTTCGGCGGCTAAATCAAACCCGCCGATTCCCGAAAATAAACTGCCGTGTGTTAATTGCTTCACCTCCATCACACCAAGCTCCGCCTCATACTTTCTGCCAGCGCATTTCTATACCGGAGTTTGTCATCCTCGTTCATCCGGTATGTATCGGGTTCATCAATAGAGATTAGCGCAAACTTTAACGCATCCACATAGTGAGGGTCGTTCTTGTACATATCCCAGTCCATAGCGTCTGTTTCTGATGCTATGAGCTTTGGAAATGTTTTAATTAGTTTTTTACATCGGTTAAATATGTAAATCTTTGGTTTTTTTATAAAAAATCCGTTTTTATCCTTCTGCCAGTTTAGCAGGCTCCTGATGTGTCCGGCGCAGAAAACCCTGAATTTTTTCTCATCTTTCGATTTCTTACTCACGGGCTTAACTATTACCCCGAGTTGTTTGAAATATTCATTGCTTGCCATTATTTTCTGTCCATACTCTTTAAGCTTCCCGAACATCGTTATATCAGCTACGGTAACCACGTCAAGCAGTCCGGCAGTAAATAAAAACCGCAGATAGCTCTTTGCTTTATTCTCAACTTCCTCGTTTTCCTCATCCCATTCATAAGCCACATAAAAGTATTTAGTTGCAGGGTCCTGATATACAACCTCTACACAGGTGATATTGCCGTAGTCCATTCCTGCAACACATCGCCAATGCTTAGGTACTTCAAATGGCTCAATTACATGGATATCCCTCGAAAACTTGCTGAAAAACTGCCCAACTGATATCTCCCAGCTCCCCTCATAATACAGCTTTTTTTCCTCGTCTGGAAGGTTCTGCAGTCTGGAAACAATTTCGGGGTCTTTCTCAATCAGTTTGTAATTATCATGCACGTACGCCTGAATAAAGCTAATTTCATCCGGATTATATGGTTTGTCCTTACTGCAAAGATCAGGGTATTCCGCTCCAAAATCTTTCTCAATAAAGTAGCTCTTAACCATCTGTGCATTCTCATTAGCCCCTGGATTTGTACCCGCCGCCATAAAGGGAATATAACCCGCATGACTTGCCGTTAATCTCATCTGCATCAATAGTACCAGTTTAAACGGCATCGTTACTAATTCATCTACCATGATAAAATCCCACTCGGTTGATAGATATTGCTGGAAGTCTGATATTCTCTGTCCATAACCAAATTTCAGCACCGATCCGTTTGAATATACAAGCCTGTGCTTGTTATCGTTGTAGGTTGCATATTGCGGCGGTAAGTCAAATGCCAGCTTCGAAATGTGGGTTTCCTCAAGCTCTGGGTATGTAGAGCGGAGCAGTAAACCCCTGATAGCTTCGTGTCTTAAACATTGATTATGTCCTTCCCACCGGAGCGCCTCCGACTTCCCGCTTCTTGCAGAGCCACCATAAAGTATTTTGCGGATGCCGTTAACGTCCCGGGTTTCGATGATGTTATGGAACACGGTTTGTTTTGGCTGTGATTCATATAATAGAACTCCAGAGTCTTTGTCTATTATTTTTAACGGGGGAATATTTTTATTTAGTTGGCTTTGCAGGTTGAATGATAACATTCGTTCCTCCGGAAATCTTTAATTTGTCCTCGAATAACCCCAGATGTTTACCCAGTAGTTCAAATGCTTTATTTGCACCTTGTGGGTTAAACTTAAACTCTCCTGTGGGATTGCCGTCTTCATCTAAAGCCTCTTCTCTTGCCATGCATCGCTCTGCAACCGTCCTTAGTCCGTTTAGTACATATTCAGAGGTTAATCCACATTTTCTCGTAATCTCGCCGTCGAGTTGAGCTATGTATTTCAACACATTCACATTTTTCAGCAGACGCGATGCCTGTACTTTTGCCGCCGAAGTTTTCTTTGCATATCCTGATTTTTTAACGGCGTCTGCTCCGTGATGATTGTTTTTAACGTATTCCTCACAGAACCTCTTTTCCCTGGGCGATAAGCCCGTTGCTTTATCTTTTATCATAACTTCATTGCCTCATTGTAATAATAAATGTTCATTTTCCCGTTACAGACGATACCAAGCAGATACTCTTTAACCTTCTTTAACCTCACCGATATTGCTTCTAAGTCCGCTTGTGAGGGTTTCCGTCCGCGCTCTTCGGTCCAGGGAGCCTCATCTTTATTCCAGATATGACTGTGAAACTCTCCGATAACTGTGTATCCCCGCCATATATACGGTAATAGCCGTAAAGCAATAATATACTTCGAGGGCAACTGGTACATCATTTGAGGGACCTTCGCCCGGTTGCGGAAGTACAGTAGTTTTTTTATCTCATATCTCGGATACAGCTGATTAAGAAATTTTCCCACCATAACCCCGCCAATCTCTTGCGAGCGAATATTTTTTTTTATAATAAATTCTTGCATAGTAAATAAATTATGTTAATCTTTTATAGAGTTTAGCCACCTTAAACTTACCGCCATTATTTGCACAAGTTCCCGCTTGATGTCGTCTTTCTGTTCAGGCGGTCCCTGTGGATGAAGCCGAACCATATTAACGGCTTTCGTTAATTCACCGAACTCTTCCCCCAGTATTGCAAGCCACTCTTCGTTATAGTTGGTATTCCCGAATTTATCAGAAGCAAATTTTATCTGCTCTTTAATAAGTTGATTAACTCTCTGTTTAACGCCGTATATTGTTATATACATTAATGTAATTTTTAAGAATTTAATTAATTAATATGACTATGTTTCCTTGTCTATATGCTTCACTGTGCGAGTGGGTTTAAACTTGCTATCAAAAAACTCTTTTCTTGCCTGCGGAGAGCTGTTTATCTTACAGTAATGAGCAAAGTATTGATTCACTACAGCATCGTGATACTGTCGTATCTTATTTATAACCTTCATGGTTTCCATTTTCTCCATCCACAGAGTCCATTCAGAATCAGTGAGTATATCAAACAGCCCGACGTTTTTCCGCCGCCAGCGCAGATTTACCAAACGGTAATCAAGCTTATCACGATTAAGGAACCAGGGGGCAAACTCTTTCCTGCACCTGTGACCCCTGAATATTGTAAGAATCAAGGTATGCAGATAGTAAAATTTTTTATATCTACCGTCTTCAGCGAATAAAAAAACTCCCCGCTCTTTGTCTCTCAGGTTGCTTTTAACCTGTTTAAGGGTGCGGAGCTGTCCTTTCTTTCGGAAGTAAACGTTTCCGTCCACTCCGGCGAGATACCCCTGCCTGATGCCGGGCAGTACAATTTTTTTGAGTTTAGCCATTAAGGTTTAATATTTATTAAATACTTTTTTAATGAATTATGGGTTTCTAAAGTGTTGTTTATTCCTTTGAATATTAATTCACAAACTGCCCGCTTTAATATTTTTTTCTGCATGACAAGCTCTAAACCCGGGCTACATTTGTATAGATATTGGAATATTACAACTCCGTCTATTTTCAATTCAACTTCCCGAAGAGTCCCTTGTGGATTGTTTTCAATAACCTCCCCCACCTCCTTCTCTAAGTTGAACTCAACAATATGGCTGTGCTCATAATTGTTAATTATAGTTTTTAATAAATCATAATCTGCTAATATATTTTCCATTTTTAATTTTAAATATCTCCCGCTCATTATGTTTACTTCATTAAACACCAAAAATCCAATTCAAGAATTTTTTAGAACGGGAGAATAATTGTTATTGATTACCATTTCTCTTAATGTTTTGTAAATACTGCCCTACAATTTTCGTTGAATCTCCGTATTTGCTTATATTAATATGCTCCATTATCAAAACTCCGTAAAACCACATTTTAGTTTGTTTTGCCATTTCCCGCTCAGTAGTTAATGCACTTTTATAATACTCTGCATCCTCTGCTTTTTCACATACCTTAGTGTCCATATATATAATGGTTGCGATTAGAACTGTGAAAAGCACACCGAAAACTATCTCTATTATTTTTCTCATTTTACCCCTATTTTAGTTTTAAATTCCTTCGGGTATTCCTGTATCTTTATATTCTCTGGGAAATACTCTATATCTTTACAAAGGAAATATGGCTCTCGACTATCCGAAGTTATTAAATCTTTTTCAATGTGAATCTGCTTAACAAATACAGGGGCTTTATACTTCTTACAATCCTTAACCACGTTTTCAAGCCATTCATTATCGCAGTATCGCATACCCTTACCACTTTCAGCACCTGCAATAATCCAATCTAATCCCTTTAAATAGTTTCTCAAGTCCACCATTTCAAGTAAAGGCTCAACACTTACAAACCTATGAGCTACGGGTAATTTTAGTAACTCTGGTATAAGTCTTTCTGCATCAGCTTGGGTTGATACTGAAACGCCAAACCAAACATTCAAAATCTTTCCGTGTATGTAGCAAAAATACCCAATGGCTTCTTTTGGTCTTTTTGTAAGTATAAGCCAA